TGTTAGTAATTGTATTGCCTGTCCTTGTTAGTCCAGTTGAAAAAGTTAAAGGGACTTCAAAATCACCCGTATTATTATTTGCAGCAGTTCCAAAAGTTCGAGTTGCTAAAGGAGTAAATCCTAAAGCAGTTGTAACTTGCAAGCCAGTTATACTAGTTAAATAACCCATAGAAGTCCAGGGTGTTCCAGAAACAGGAGTAAATCCTAAAGCAGTTGTAATATCCCCACTTGTAAATGCTCTTGTTTTTAAAGAATAAGTTGCAGCGTCATAATAAGTGAACTGGGTGTCTGTAGGAGTTTCTTGAATAGCTGCTAATTTAAGTAGCGAGCCAACATCGCCAACTCTTGCAAATCCTAAATTGTCAAATACCAATTGCCCATCGTGAACACCATCATACAATTTAGCTGTAAATCCAGCATAAGCACCATTTGCAAGTCCACTGACAGCACCGTCACGTAATATTATCTGATCATTAGTTGAATATACTTCTTGTGCATGAACAACAACAGGATTACCCGTATAAGCTATTTGCTGAACAGTTAAAACACCTGCGTTGTCCAACGAAGCCGATTTGGTTCCATCAGGACTTAAAAGAGTATAGTCTGTATTTTGAATGTGAATTTTAGCTATTTCGGTATCAGGGACTAAAGAGCTGCCTGTTACTTTATCAACTTTACCACTTGTATCTTCTACCTGTGTTATGAATTTTCCGTATTTAAGATTTACTGTTGACATATTATTGATAAATTATAAGAGTTACTGTTATATCCCCCGTAGGGCATGAATTAGCATATAAAAACAAAGTATCTGCATAAGCAGAAGTTAATGGAGATACACCCGCAGTTACGGCTAAATTTCCGTTAACCGTTGCTATTACATCAACATAAGAATCTGATGTAATTAAAATATTATTATAAATATATTCATAAACAGACGCGTTAAGTACCCAATTAACTGCTAATAATACAACTCCAGCTATTTGTGTAGTTTTATTAGCCTTACCACCTTCAACGCCTTCGGCTCTACTTGTTTCAGTTCCTACTAATCCCGCTGCAACCCCTACATTTTCCTTTCCTGAATTTAATCCTTCAATATCAGTAGTAAAAGTTTCAGTTTGAGATGGTATGCTTTCTACTATTGTTTTGTCTGCGTTAGTATAGTTGTTATCAGTTTGACTTGGTAACTCATCAATAATACTTGCATAAATCTTTTTACCATCTTTGGGTTGAATATGAGTAGTGTCTTCTACTATTGTAGTTCCATAAACATTAGTTTCGTCGTTTTCATAGGCGCACATTGCAGGAGTAGTTAAAGTCATCCATGCTGTGCTACCTAAAACGATTGGGATAGAATCTCCTGTCCTAAATTTAGTTTCTGCTAAATTTTGAGCCAACCATTCTTGTGTCCCAATACAGATAGTAGGGTATACCTTACCATCATTTCCTGTATAAGTTCCCGTTTGACCATCAATTAGTGTGGTTGATGTTCTTACTAATCTTATCGGAAGAGCATGATTATATACATCACCAAAACCAAAACCTGCTGTTATTCCAAATCCAGCAAATCTAGGATATGTAGGGTTAAGTGGATAAATAGACCAAAATGAGCAATTCCACATTTCTCCCCAAACACCTGAATAGTATTGAAGTGATAAATCAAGAATCCCATTAAAATTCTTTGTATTTATTCCAGAATTTAATAATACACTCCCATTATTAGTACAAAGGGATTTTAATAAATCATAGTCTCCAAGAGTTCCATTACCATAAGATGTCCCAACTCTCCAATTATCTGAACTTGTTATGTTACGAGTGTCTGTTACTGCTAACCAATGATACATTCTACCGTTTGGAATTGCATTTATAGTTGTAGGAGGTGAAGTTTCCCATTTTGATTGGTCTATTCCTTCAAGTCCTAAGTTTACGGCTGTAACAGTTGGATAATTTTCGTTTGTTTCATCAGGTACTAAACTGTTTTGCTTATTAGATGATTGTTCTGCTGAATCCACTTTGTCTTTTTCATCATCTGTAAAATTATTATCCGTATGTACATAATTGGCATCTATAACCGTGTTTGGGTCGATAACAGGAATAATCTCTTTCCCTTTTACAAAATCGGGTTGAGTATCGTCTTCTTGAGATAGGTCGGATTGAACCTGTGCAGGTGGAGTATCAGCTAAAGCGAGTATTTCCTCAACCGTTGCCTTTTTCCCTCCTCCAAGAATTACTTCATCTTCGAGGGTGGGGGTGAATTCTGTGAATTGGTCGAGTTGTGCAGAAATTAATTCAGGAGTAATTATTGGAATATTTAAAGAAGAAATTTGAGCAGTATAACTAACAAAATCTCCATTAGTGATAATTGGAACCAATAAAATAATTGAACTCAATCTTTGTTCATCTGTAATAGTAACTCCAAAATTAATATAATTTCCTGATCCATTAACTAAATAAATCCCTGGATATAAATTTCCCATTGCTAACGAATCAGCAATAGGATCAGTTACTAATGATGCTACTCCAATAAAAGGTATCTCAATATTATCTGTAGATCCTCCTTCTAAATATAAATATATTAAAGAATTAGTTATTGTTTTAATTAATAAAGCAAAATCATCTTGTAAATAATATCTTGGTGAACTATTAAATCTCATCATTAACTCTGATAAATAATTTAATAATTCAGAGAGAGTTTCTATTTTAGGTAGATCTGCTGGATTATCTGGAAATACACTTCCATTTCCAGGTGTAATAACTGGGATATTATCAATCGTTTCATAGATTGGTAAGATATCATTATTACATGGAGAGTTTGTATTTAAAGATATTTCAGTTGGTATGAGATTATCAAATACTGGAATATCTACATCTGTTAATAGTATATTACTTTGTATCATTTTATATAAATTTAGTCTTCTGTAGGTATAGTATCATGAGTAACTACATTAGGATCATCATAAACTCTTTGTCATGTATACAATGTTTGTGGGAGATCAACATTCTTATAGAATTGATTTGCAATAATAACATCTTCTATTATTTCAGTATTATTATCAATAATTCTTTTTCTAATTTTCTGTAGTTTTAATTGATCTTGTTGATTCACATTATACCAATCACCCCAAGAATATACTTTGTCACATATAATTAATAACATTATATCTTGAGCTGTTTTGAAATCATCTTTAGCTAAGTACTGTAGATTATACAAATACTTAGATATAGATGATACTATTGAATTTTTAACCTCTTCCATTACATCCACAGTTAGATAAATATCTTGAATAGTTATCTCGATTATATAAGCATGATGCAAATGATTGTTTAATTATATTATAAAACATTTCAGCATCATCAAATCTTTCTAATTTCATAGATTCTAAATGTGCATATAAGAACATATAATCTCTAATTAATGTTTGATAATCCTCTTGTTTTATGCAATCTGCATCTAAATTTAATATATGATCTTTTAAAATTGAATATACTTTATTTATATCAGATGCTACACCTATAACATCTGGAATAGTAGGAATTGGTAAGGTTGGAGATTCTGGATTTGGTTCAACTCACTCTGCTCCAAATTGTACATAATAAATAGTTGATGCAGAATTTCCAAATTGATCTGGAGTTAATGATAACCCACTTAGAGCAGTAGTTGATATTCTCATTACTTCTTTAGTAGATGTTCTTTGTAGTATATTAGAACAATCTCTCCAGAGATCATCATTAGAATCTATAGGTTTCATATCATATTTCTTAATAAATAACTTATTAAATAAATAATTTATTGGACATTCTACACTAAATTCTAAATATTTACTATCTGGAGATATTCTTAATAAGTTAATTTCTATCATATTATTCTTTTGTTAATTTTGCAGCTAATCCTAATGCTCCACAGGCTGTTAAGACATAACCACAAATTGTAAATATAATTGGCTGTACTCCAAGACTTTGTAAATTAAATGCTGAATTTGCAGTTAATATTCCTGCAGCAGAACCACCTACAGTCATAGATATCTTTAATACTTTCTGCCAAAAAATAGGCATACTAGCAATCCATCTACCTTTAATTTCATTTATATGTTTATTCATATTATTATTTCTCCTTTACTTTATCATTTTTATGATTTGCATCTAATAGTTGTAAACCTTCAAGTTGAACTCTTTTCTTTTCCCACTCTAGTTTCTCTTCATTATAACTACTTTGGTCTTTAGCTTTGAACCACTCAATTTGTTTTTCAAATTCTAATTTATCCTTTTCAAGTTGCTGTTTAGCTTCATTAAGTTTTTGAACTTGTTGTTGTAACTTTTGTGCTTCTTGTGTAGTTTCTTTTAACTGTTTATTTAATTCTTCAGTTTCCTGTTTAAGTTTACCAAGTTGATCATTTTCTTTCTTCTTCTTATCCAAAGAAATCTTAACATCTTCTTTCATTCTTGTTAAACCTTTTGATGTAATAATTTCAATTAATGTTTCTGGATCAACTAAATTTCCTTTAGTTAATTCCATTCCTAATTGTTTTATTGTCTCTTGTTCTTTAATTATTTCAGAACTATCTGTTATATGTAAATCAAAATCAGTAACTGTATAATATTTAGGAAGTGCAGTAAATACTTTATTTAATCTATCACCAAGAATTAATGTACCAGAAATTCCTTTTCTATAAACTATTTTAGTTAGATTTAAAATGTCTAAAAGAATTTCTCTAGTCATTAAATCCATTACTTGATAATATTGTTTAGTTATATAACTTGATTGCCTTACACCAACTTGTACATTTGTTACTGCATCTTTTTGTTCTATTCCACCAAGTTTTTCTTTAAAAACTCCAGTAATCATAGAACATTGCTCTTCATTTCTTTCAATTGCTAAATCAATAGCTTGTATAGCCTGTAATTTAATGGTATCATCATAACCACCAAATGTAGTATTCATTTGAGCTCTATCCATTCCTTCTTGAGAAGAATCAAATAATGCTAAACCTTGTTTCTTATATGCTTTGAATTTTATTAATCTCTCGACTTCCGTAGGTCCTAAAAACTTAGGTAAGTGAGCAATGTCAATCCAATCACCAGTTGTACCACTCTCTGCAATGATATTATCACGATAGAAATATAATATATCGGATTTGTCTTGGAGGTTAGCTGTTCTAAGTACTAATGAGTAAGGATCACCATTTCTATCAGAATAAAATATACCATTTACTAATAATGTACAAGCTTTTTTATCATCAATACTTCTAATTATATTCTTATCTTTACCAGTTGGAATATAAATATTAGTACCTATTCTTGTACCACAATAACGATTACAAATGTATTCTCCGTTCTCTTTATCAGTTCTTAACCATTCTACTTCATAAACAGGAAATACTCTAAAATATTTAGATGTATCTCTTTCAAATGGTAATAATGGAGTTATTTCAAATCCTCCAAGTACTCCATCAGATGTTGTATTTCCTGTAATAGAATCATAACTTCGTAAATAAGTTGTAGCTGAACCATCAACAGAATAATCTTGTAAATTATCTAATTCTTCTAAATCTTCTTTGGTTAAATATTCCCCATATCTAACAAGAATTTGATCTTTAGTAAGATAATCTCTAATAACTGATCTTGCTGAATCTTTTAAATAAACTGATTCTGGATTCCTGTCAATGAAAGTATTAACTGGATTCAAAACTCTTAATGTAATATTGGAATTATCTGCTGATGGAATTACTTTATAATAACAAGTTCCACTAACTAATAAATCAGTTAACATTATTTTTCTTTGATTAGCAAAATCAACTGATCTTGACTGCATTGATCATTCAATAATATTCTGACCAGCTATTTCATAATCTGAAATATAATTTCTCTCAACGGCTTCTTGAATACCTTGTAAATGTTGTGCTACTTCTGAAATATTATTTCTATATTTACCTTCTAATGAAGATGATAATGTATCTTTTAGATGTTTATTTAATTCCTGAACTAACTCTGAATGAACTTTTGATTCTTTATCCTTATTAATATTAGATATAGTTTCTTTATCTTTACAAGATATTTTAGGAAGGACTGGAGTTGATAAATATTCACCTAATAAAACATCAATATGTTTCCTAACTAAAGGTACAAATTCAATTGATGTTGGAGTTCCAATTCCATAATTTTCTTCTAAATGTCTAAATTGTTCAGGATCTCTTTTACAATGATAATAATTGTATGCTTTAATAATTTGAGTTTTTTCATAAACTAATTCATTAATAGCTATATCAATCTTTTCAATTATTTCATTCTCACTACTCTTCCCTGCTGTCTTCATGTCTTTTTACTTTATAGATGTCTAATCTCATATAGTTTCTTACTTTTAATTCGTTATATATATAATTTAAAAAGTCATCATCAGAGGAACATTCTAAAGAAATAGTAGTAGGAAGCATATAACTTGGTAAACCCATTACTAATGTGTAATATCCATTTTTTTCATTTACTATTAGTAAGCCAACATAGTCGGCTCTATATCAATTCCTGATGAATTCATGAATCGTTTGCTCTAGGTCTAGTCTTTGCATATCTATCCTCGTCTGTTAATGGAATTGCTCCATAATGTTTATATCCGTTACTATCTTTATATCATCCAATATCTTGGAACTTCTTTCCTTCTTTTTCTCGTGCTTCTGGTTTCTTTACTGATAACTCTTCATCTCCGAGCTCACACATACCCATCGAGGCTATAATATCAAAGTCTTTCTTATGTTCATCAGAATAATTAAGAAGTTGATCTACCATCTCTTTAAATGCAATCGTATGGGAATAATCTAAACAAAAATCATAGATTAATTCTCTATAGTGTTCAATTACTTTTACTGTTGCAGGAGTACCATACATCTGAGAATTACCTTTAGTAACATTTGGCATAGTAGATCTAGGACGTCTCATCAATAAATCTATATAATTATTATCTCTAAAGTATGTTACTATTGCTGTTCTTGTAGACTCTAACACTGCTTGACAACCATAATAAGTTAATAACTTAGCTGTATTATCATATGCTTCTCTAGGATCCCTAGGACGATCTTTATACATTGCAACATATATAGGATCAGATTGACCAAATACTCTTTTCTTTATTACAACACAAAAATCAGATAATTGTTTTTCAGCATAAGAGCCTTTTACTGATGAGGAATCTAATGAACCAATATCAATAGAGTCAATACCACCAACATATAAATTCTTATAGTCAGTACCTTGCTCTGAAATCATTGGGTGTTCAATAATTAATATCTTACCAGTTTGAGAATCTTCTCTTCACTTAACTCCACCAATCTTTTCTTCACCGTCTTTTTTCCAAGCTAAATGTCCACAATGTGGAACTGGTGTAGATTTATAAATTTCAATTTGTGCAGATTGCTCTGCTAATTCTTCTCTTGGGAATATATTACTACCTTGTAATAATAATGCTTCTTCAATTGTAAAACAAAATTCTGCTTTATATAATAAAAATAATTTAGGATCTGCTGCTTTTATCTTTCTAATAGCATCATAATATGCAGTTGCTTTCTCTCTATTACACCAACCACGTTTATCAACTAAGTTAACTGTATCATCAGTAACAACTCTATATGCTGGTATAAACATTGCAGATAAAATATATTTACCTGTTGGTGTGTAGTTATGTCTATGTGGTAAAATATTATAAGCTTCTGGTTTATTAACCATATCTCTTAATCCAGCTACTGCCTCTCCCTTTGATCCTCCCGTACCCCAAGCAATTCGAGTTCCAATTCTCTTACCACCCATTACAGTGACTAAAGCTTCTCCTTGTGTGTATTTCTTTTGGAAATCATTATCTGCACCTGCCTCCTCATACAAAAGTCTTTCGACACGGTCACCTCTTATCTTGTCAGCAGTGTCTGCAATAACACATTCAATCTCAGACATATGTCCGAATTCTTCACCTTTTTTATCTTTCTTAGAAGCCCTTTTAAAAGTATTAGTATTAATAACCATTCTTACTCTTTTAAATGCTGTTTCAGTTTCAGTATTTAAAAAGTTTAATTGAGCTCATATTTTTGTAATCAATGGCTTAAGATGCCTATCAGAAGGTGCAGAAGCCATAACTCTATAATTAGAAATCATAGTATAAGGCCTAGCACATAAACAAGCACCCATTTCAGAGTAACCAAGTCCACGAGCTTTTAATAATCCTGAATCTTTTCTTAATAGTTCACATAATTCCACATAATGAAAATATTCATATTGGAATACATAAAATGTTGGAAAAGAAACACTACGACCACCACCAGCTTTCTTAGTAGTATTATCACTTTTTAATCTATAAAAGTTTAATCAGAAATAATTATCAGCTGTTAAAGTATATCCATTGACTGTAAATCCATCAGTGCATCTTCTTTTCTGCTCCTCCCAATATAATCTTTGTGACCTACTTCCTGGAGTAAGATTACTATATTTACCAGTTGTTAGTTTACTAATAGCTGCCTCTCTAAACCAATCAGGATCAAAGTTTAATCCCTGAGTATCATTTATAGGACGATATTTTGATAAAAAATATGACTTTCCAGTATCAAAGTATTCTATTGGATCATTTGGTCCGAAATCTCACGTGATGCCTTGTATTACTTCCATAGTCTATTAATCAAACATTCCTTCTTCTACATCACCCCTTAATCCAGAAGAGACATCTAAATCTTTTTTAACTTGATTAGCAAGTTCTTTTAATGTAACCAAAACATCTTTACAATTTTTTAAATCACTCATTAAATCTTTACTTTTAAAAATAGGAACACCTGTGTCCTCATTTCTTTCCATAAGATTAATAGTTTTTAAATGATGTATTAATTCTTGTGTAGCATCTTGTGCTGCTTTCAATAATTGTAAAGATAAATTTGATTCTTGAATTTCATCATATTTTCTACAAGCTTCTCTAAATAAAGAATTATCAAATTCTTCCTTTGTTAATCCTGAATCTAGCATTGCTTCTTTATGTCTATCTTGTTCTAAAATAGAAAAATAAGGACTTTTCCAATCAAAAAATAAGTATATATACTTAAACTCTTTAAATGCTAAAGTCTTTTGCTTTCCTGTTTTATCTAACTTAGTTATATTTCTTTTTAAATCGAGTAGAGCATTGAATTCTTTTGTTAATAGTAATCCTACATCATCAATCTCTATTATATCATTTACCTTATCATATTGAAAAAAATCCATATATTATTTTCTTTTTGCTTTTAATCTAGCTTTCTTAATTCTACTATGTAGCATAGAATCTTTTTCAGCAGGAGTAATTACAGGATTTGCTCTATCATCTCGTTTTTTATCATTAGCTTGCATTGCTTCTTTAGTTAAAGATATTTTATGAAGTGGACCTCCATGTTTCTTTTTAGCTGGAGCAGTATATTTCTTTAATACTTGTCTAGGATTTAATTTATCATCAGATTCAGGAACTCCTTTTTTAGTAATAGAATCTAATCTATTAAGTTCTGTAGATTTTAAACCTTCTAA